GGAGAGAAGCACTCGCGTAAGTTTTGGTGGCAAGAAACCTAGTTAGGTTTTCCACATAATTTACACAAATTTGACACACTCATGAGGAGTGGGTCACAACTTATACTATGAGGAAAAATCATGGCAAATGTAGACGCGCCATTTGGTTTAAGACCTGTAGGGGAATTAGGTAGTTCAATTCAAAATGCTGGTACCACAAGGTATCCAATTGAAGACAACTTAACACAACCAATCTACAATGGTGATCTCGTATACGTTTCAGACGGAACTGTTCAAGATGCCGGAGCGTCGGCGTCGCCGGCTAAAGGTACAATTGGAGCATCCGCTGATTCTAACGTTGCGAGCATTGGAGTATTCAATGGCTGTTTTGTAACCAAACACCCTACTACAGGAAAACCATTTTGGTCAAATTACTATCCTGGAGCTATTAACGTGGCTTCCGGAGAGCAGATTTACGGATTTGTTTATGATGATCCAAACAAGTTGTATGAAGTACAATCAGCAGGCACACTCGCTTGGCCAACAAGTATTGGCTCAAACGTTGACTATGCATGGACGACAGGCGTAGCTACAAACGGTAAATCTAAGGCCGAAGTATCTTCTGCTATCGTTGGTTCTGGTGCTACTGGTACATTTGTTATTGTTGGGAAATCTACAGATCCCGATAATTCAGATGCCAGTTCAGCCAATTGTAACTGGATAGTCAGACTTAACGAGGGCCGTTATCTGAAAACTACTTTAACAACTTCATTCCCATAAGCCGATAGGAGGATAGAACAATGGTCATATCACGTATGCAATTGGTCAAAGAACTCGAACCCGGCTTGAATGCTTTGTTTGGGTTGGAATACGACCGATACGAAAATCAAACGGCAGAAATCTTTGAAACAGAGAGTTCTGACCGTGCGTTCGAAGAAGAAGTGATGCTTGGTGGTTTCGCCAACGCTAGTGTAAAGCCTGAGGGTCAAGGGGTAACCTACGATGACGCTCAAGAAACTTACACTGCTAGGTATACCAACGAGACTGTCGCTTTAGCTTTCGCATTAACCGAGGAAGCCGTGGAGGATAACCTTTACGACAAAATCAGCACTAGATATACAAAGGCATTGGCACGTTCAATGGCTAACACTAAACAGGTGAAAGGTTCGAATATTATAAATAATTCAACCACATCTGGATACACTGGAGGTGACGGAGCATTATTAGTTTCCGCTTCACATCCAACTCTTAGTGGAAACCAAACAAACGTATTAACCACTGCTGCCGATCTTAACGAAACTTCGTTGGAAGCGGCACTTATCCAGATTTCGCAAATGAAGGATGAAAGAGGATTAAAGATTGCTCTAAGAGGCATGAAATTAATTCTTCCGGTAAACCTTCAATTCGTAGCTGAAAGGTTATTGAACTCTGCAGGACGCGTAGGCACAGCTGATAATGATATCAATGCAATTAAATCTATGGGCATGGTCCCACAAGGTTATGTCATCAACAATTTCTTGACTGACACTGATGCATGGTACATTAAAACTGATGCCCCTAATGGACTTAAACACTTCAATAGGGCGCCTATTAGAACTGCAATGGAAGGCGACTTCGACACTGGAAACGTTAGATATAAAGCGAGAGAAAGATACAGCTTCGGCTGGTCTGACTGGCGTGGAATATTCGGCACTCCAGGCGCAGCGTAAAATAAATAAAGGAGGGCGAAGTTAGTTTCGCCCTCTTTACTAAACCCCGTTAGACTTAAAACGACTACTTATTTAGGAGGGTAGACAAATGGGAACAACAACTTTTAATGGACCAGTTAGGTCGGAGAATGGTTTTAAATCTATTACCATAGCCGCATCAACTGGTGTAGTTACAAATGAAGCTGTCTATGATACGAGACCAAACTTTCGTAAAACAATAGACAATTCAACTTTTAATACTGGTGGCGCTGTCACTGATACTTTGACTGTACAAGAATCAGGAACATTATTTAATGTAGATGGAACTGGTGATATTGTAGTTAATATGCCAGCATTGAGCACTGCAAATGTAGGAACAACATATGAATTTTTTGTGACTACTGCAGTAGGTGCGGGAACAACAGTTACATTTGTTTTACCAGGTTCTGCTGTTTCAGCATTTCATGGATCTTTACAACTTGGTTTTGGCGGTACTGCTGCGAATCCGACTTCGGATATTGTAGGAGACACTTTAACTTTAGCTAACTCTACAGTTGTAAATTCAAGAGTTGCACTTACTTGTGTTACTGATGATGGAACTAATTCTATATGGAAAGCAGAAACAGTATCTTCACCAATAGCAACAATTGCTTAAAATAATATAACCGTGAGTGGGGAGTAATGTCCCCACTCTTTTACAAGGGGAAATAAAAAATGACGGAATCAGCAAATATACAATTTGATGGAGAGAGAAAAGCCATCGTTTCTTATACAGCGACAATTGCATCAACAACGGCTGAGAATTATACTTTCGCCGTATCAGCTTTTAATGCAAGTAAACTTAACGGAAAAGCTGTTACACGATTAGATATTAATCGTGCATGGTTTAACGTTTCAGCGACTGCACCGGCTGCAGCTATGACAATTGAATGGAATAGTTCAGGAACTAATGAACTAGCCCTTGCGGCTATTTATTCAGGAGACTACGATTTTACTAGTATTGGTGGTCTTGTGAATCCAGAGCCTACAGATTGGGATGGTGGAATTAAAATTCTATTTAATTCAGTCACCAATAGTGATACCTGTTCAATAGTATTAGAGCTTTTGAA